AGCCAACATCGAAGAACCAATATTTGAATTCACAGGAGACATCATGGATCAAGGCGCAACTGTTGTGTCCTTGGGTCAAATATTTGAAGAATCAATGAAGACCCTGTCCGAAACACCACAGGATATAATAGGGTTGCCCACAGGATTTCCCGCGTGGGATGAGGCTATCGGTGGTGGTTTGAGACCAGCTACGGTTAATGTAGTGGGGGCCAGGGCGAAGGTTGGAAAATCATTTTTCTGCATGAACGTAGCTCGCAACATAGCCGAGAATAACATACCGGTCCTGTACTTAGACACAGAATTGACCAGTGATATGCAACTTCACAGATTGACATCTCTCGTAACGAAAGTAGAATTGAATCACATAGAGACTGGCCAGTTCGTTAAGAATCATCACGAATCAGATGCTGTCTGGGGTTGCAAAGAACACATCAAAGAACTAACGATTGATCACTTCTCTGTTGCTGGTATGTCTCCGCAAGCTATTATGTCAATAGCAAGACGATGGTTGTCGAAGACTGTTGGCTTCACAGACAGTGGAGCAGCGAAGCCGTGTCTTATAATATACGACTACATAAAGCTTATGAACGACGGTAGCTTCAAAAACAACCTGCAAGAATATCAACTACTAGGTTTTTTGATAACTGCACTACACAACTTCGCAGTCAAATTCAAACTTCCTGTTCTGGCTACTGTTCAGTTAAACAGAGATGGTGTTGAGAAAGAGGGTTCAGAGGTAGTGTCTGGATCGGATAGAATCATTTGGCTATGTTCTAACTTCACCATATTAAAGCCCAAATCACAATCAGAACTAAACGAAGACCCACAATACAACGGCACCAAAAAACTAATCGTGACAGCTACCAGAAATGGTTGTGGAATGGAGGACGGTGAATACGTCAACGTCATAGATGAATTGTCTGTGGGTAAACTTTCGGAAGGAAAATCATTTTCTGCCGTAGCGCATCAAGCATTGGAGAACCAAGCTAGTGAGTAAGTTTGAGCCATTGAATGTGGACTTTATTCAGGATCGTGCCTGCGAACGCATAACGGAAGTGTTCGATGCTCTAGGCATAGAATACACAGAACGGCACGATTATATACAAAGCGCATGTCCAGTCCACGGTGGAGAAAATCAAAGGGCACTGTTTTGGGCCATTAGATCGAACCACTGGCAATGCAAAACCAGGGGTTGTCACAGAGACCCTATTACAGGCGTATCTAACAGTGTTTTTGGATTGGTAAGAGGTGCTATGAGCCTCAAAACAGGGCATAAGTGGGATTTCAGGCAAGCAGTTAATTTTGTCACGCAAGCCTTGGGTCTAAAAGACTGTCCAGAAGATACGGCTACGGCACAGGATATTGAGATAGCTAAGATGCTGAAGATTCACAGGAAAAATCAGGCACTACCAAAAGACCATGGCGCATTACTGTCTGAAACAATTAAACATCTCAGACCTGACCAAGTATATTATCCCCATAGAGGCATTTCGCCCGATCTCATTGCTAAGTACCATATATCATTCTGCAACACTAGGGGTAAGCCGATGTACAAACGAGCATTTTTTCCCATCCTCGACGATAAGGGAAGATACATAGTTGGGTGGTCCGGAAGAAGTATCTATGACAAATGCCCAAGATGCAAAATGCATCACCATCCCGATCGCGAATCATGTCCTAACCCTAGCTACAAAGGATTGTATACCAAATGGAAACACTCTAACGATTTTCATGCTGAGAAATGCCTGTATAACATATGGTACGCGAAATCATTCATAAGCAGAACAGGTGTTGTCATTCTTTGTGAAGGGCCTGGGGATGTATGGGCATACGAAGCGGCGGGTATTAAAAACAGCGTAGCACTGCTCGGTACTAGCATGTCCCGCCAACAGAGACTCATGCTTCAGAACGCTGGGGCGCTAACCATTATATGCACTTTCGACAACGATGAATCAGGACAGAAGGCAATGGAAAGGATGGAAAAAGAGTTGACTCACTACTTCAGGGTATTCTGTGTCACGCCCACAACTGTAAACGACATAGGTGATATGTTTAGTGGGGACATATTGTCTCAAATTGGTCCCATTTTGCAACAAGCGTCTAGGGCTGAAATGCTGTCAGACGACTATACTGTGGAGAAAGTATATGACTGAGAAATTCGGGAAAATTGAAGACTCTGGTGAAAGACGTGGATTTGATACCGGAGCTAAGCGGGATGTAGATGGAGACAAGCCGAGATTCGATCTTATCCCTATTACCGTCCTGCAAAGAGTCGTGCGATGTTATGAGAATTTTGATCTATCAGAAATCGTGAGCAAGGATATTTCTGACAAACTGAAAGCACGAATAATGAACCTTGGTTTTTCGTGGGGGGCCTACCCTCTTGACGACACTCTTCTGGAGATAATCTGGATTTGCCTTGAAGTTATCGAACTACAAGAAAACGACAATGTTCTGTCAACTAATTCAAAGTCGTTCTGTGGATTTCACGCAATATCTGCCAAGACATATCTTAGGATAGCTAATCACTATGGTGGTGGAGCCAAGAAGTATGATCCATGGAACTGGTCCAAGGGAATGCCATTTAGTGTGTTTCATGCCAGCTTAATGCGACATATTTTCAAGATCATAGACAACGAAGTAAACGAAGATCATTGGAGTGCGATATTCTTCAATGCAGCGGCTATCTTACATTTCAGGATGGTCGGTCGAGTGGATATGGATGATGTTACTCCAAGACTAGAAGAGTGGGGAGACTATGCGAGTAGTTAGATGTAGTTCATCTGCCATAAATCTGTATAATCATTGTCCATTTTCGTATTTCATGCAGTACATATTAGGCATGGAATCGCAGTCTGGGAAAGCTGCGCTTCAAGGTAGCATAGTACATCAGACTCTAGAGTGGATGATTCTCTTGAGTAAACATGGGAAAACTAATGTTGATCCCATGTGGCTACTGCATCGTGCTTGGGACGAACTCGTTGTTAAGTCTCCGACTATCAGTATTCGTAAGATAACTACAAGACTTGATAGAGAGACTGGACGCCACAAGGAAGCGGCAGATTTCAAGAAGTGTCGTGTTGCTCTGGAGCATATTCTGGCAAACGAATTTTACAATCCGTATAATTTGACAAAGATAATTTGTGTAGAACAGTGGTTCGCGTTGGAAATACCAGGAGAAGAGTGGAAGTGCCTGGACAAGGAAAACAAAGAACACCAATTTGCCATTCGTGGTTTGATAGACTTAGTACACGAGATCGACGAAGATACAATAGAAATCGTAGACTGGAAAACAGGTAAGAAAAAAAGCTTCTATACGCAAATAGATATCGACGAAGCAGTGTTGATGCGGGAAGTTCAGCCGAGGCTGTACCATCTCGCGGCATTCGATTTGTACCCACAATACAAAAATATATGGGTTACCTTCTATTACTGCAACGATGGTGGTCCAGTGACTATATCTCTTTCTCGTGATGATATACCTCTGACTATAGCTAGCCTTCACCGTTTTTTGACAACAGTTAGCAAGGATACGCTGATTCGTAGGAACCGTTCATGGAAATGCCGGATGTGTAGTTTTGAGAAGAATAGTACGTGCCATAAGGTGTGGTCTGATTTGCACACCTTGGGGGGCGAATACGTTGAGCAGAAGTATGCAGACTTGACATTTGAAGGCCAGCAACTAATTGGGAAGACAGAGGAATTAGATGTCTAACCTCAAGGAAAAAAGCAAGATGAGTAAGAAAACTTATTGTCCCCTCCACGTACACTCTTTCTACTCGCTACTGGATGGCTTGTCTTCTCCGAAAGCCCTCGTAAAGAGATGTGTTGAACTTGGTCTGCCGGGTTGCGCGATAACTGACCACGGTAGCATAAGTGCCATGAAATCATTTTATGATGCATGTAGAAAAGCAAAAATCAAACCCGTCATTGGGTGCGAGATATACATCTGTTTGCAGGATGCCACGATCAAGAATAACGACAACAATAAGCGACACCACTTAATAGTGCTGGCCAAAAACGACCAAGGCATAAAAGACCTGATGTCTTTGGTTAGCGAATCCAATAAGCCGGAACACTTCTACAGGAAACCTCGTATCAGTATGGAAGGTCTTGCTCCGTTTGCGAGCAAGGGCAACCTCATTCTTCTGTCTGCGTGTATCGGTGGAGAACTACCCTCTAGCTTGTTCACCGATTTCAAAGCGGCGTGCAGCCTAAGTGAACATGGTGGCGAAACCAATCTATTACAAGTCCGAGCGTGTCTAAAGCCAGATTGGAAAGAAGTTGGTAAAGAGATCATAAAGAGATTTGTTACCATAGCTGGCGAAGGTAACTTCTATCTTGAACTTCAGGACGAAGGCATGTCTGTCCAGACTGTGGTTACGGAATGTTTGAGAATATTGGGTGAAGAGACAGGAATTCCTACAGTAGCAACTATAGATGCTCATTACGCATCTAAGAAAGATGCAGAAGATCAAAGACTACTTCTATATGCGCAACTACACACCACAAAAGAAGATCAGGCTCGCAAACAACAGCAGGGTATAGACATAATGGACTTTTTTGTGTCGGACGAATATTTCATACCTTCCTATGAAGAAATGAGGAAAAGATTCACAGAGGAAGAACTTCAGGCGTCCGTAGACATAGTCGACACCATCAATTACTCGGAACTTGGACATGATCCTTATCTGCCGATTTTCACAAATAAAGAATCAGAGAAGTTGGGATTGAATTCCAATGATTATCTGAAGCATCTTTGTATAGAAGGTGCCAAGGTGAAGTTGTCACACCTTGATGGTGCCCAAAAGAAAGTCTATTGGGACAGGCTACAAAGAGAACTGATCGTTATTGCAGAAGCGAAACTGGCTGATTACTTCTTGATAGTATGAGATGCATGTCGATTTGTCGATAGCAAAAACGGGCCTAGAGGCAAAGGTCGAGGGTCTGGCGCTGGTTCACTAATCAACTACCTTACAGGTATCACTGGTATTGATCCGATCGAATACGGTCTGTATTTTGAGAGATTCTACAACATGAGTCGTAACATCCCTCCACACTTTGATGTTGGTTCGGTAGACTTCATGTCGTGGATGTCAGACAATTTCGAATTATTACACACTAGGGATACAGACGAAGAGAGAAAAGCGGTATCTCTACATTTGGCAAGACGGATAAATGGGGGCAAGGTCAAGTTCACCGCCGCGATGAAGGCAGAAGTTGAATGGATCGACGCCAAGAATCAACGGATGTGGATGTATCTATATGACATGATTCAGGGTAAACCGGCTTCAAATCCTTCTAATTCGCATCTGGCATACGGTCTTGGCATAACGATTGCTGAGCAAAATGAGCTAGATATCGATCGCAAGGTCAAAACCCATGACGGTCATATTAGTTTACCAGATATCGACACTGATATCGGCGTTGTGTTCCGTAGTGAGGTTATCGCCTATCTAAAAGAGAGATGGGGAGAGGATTATGTAGCTCAAATGATCACGTTCGGTCGCTTACAGGGCAAGGCAGCGCTGAAAGAAGTGTTCCGTGCTCAGCCCGATCTGGTCAGGCATCTGATGAAGGTCAAAGCACTCAAGGAAGGCAAAGATGTCACAGATATCAGTACGACACCACACGATCTGTGTAACGAAATAACACGATACATACCCGACGAAGCTTCAATCGCAGATGAGTTGAGACAAGCCAGGAATGAGCAGGGAGATGATTATGGCATTCTGCAATGGGCTATACATCACGTAGATCAAGTTCAGGATGCTTATGAGTGGTACAAACCGTTGTTTGACCAAGCTATGAGAATTGAAGGTACCAAAAAGTCCCAGTCAAAACACGCCGCTGGCGTTGTCATAGCCGACAGACCGATAGAAGGACTTGTTCCGTTAGCCTACGATGCTAAGAATAAGGATCGTGTCGTTGGTCTAGAGATGGCAAACGCAGAAGCCCTGGGCGCTGTCAAGTTCGACTTCTTGGGCGTTGTTGCTCTGGACAAATTGTGGGAAGCCCAAGATTTGATCAACGGTAAACTGTCGAACAAGGTATTGGACGAAGAATTTGTGGAGACCGAATGATGAGACACAAGGTTACTCTGATTGTCAAAACATTCGAAAGACCGCAATGTATCAAACGTCTCATCTACAGTGTGAAGATGAAATACCCTAATATCCGAATAGTGGTTGCGGACGACAGCAGAGAGTTTAGTTCTCTTTCTGGTGTTGATGAACATATTAGAATGCCCTACGACAGTGGAGTTTCAGCAGGAAGGAATTTAGCCCTCAGTAAGGTTGATACCCCGTTCGTTGTGACACTCGATGACGACTTTGTCTTCAATGAAAAAACAAACCTAGAGAAATGGCTTAATATCCTAGAAACGACTAACCTAGATATGGTTGGCGGCAACGTAGCTGGACACCCGACCTACAACGCTAGTCTTCACATAGAAGACAACGCACTCGTGTTCAAACCAGAGCCAGTTGGATCAGAAGGTGATTTCCTTCTTTGGAATATAGTCCTTCAATTTTGGATGGGGAGAACAGACAAAATCAGAGAAATTGGCGGATGGGATGACGATTTTAAAACAGTAGATCACATCATCTTTTTCGCACGCTCGATTGGCAAATTGAAAATTGGTTATTGTCCATACGTCAGCGTAGGACACATGCAAATACAAGACCAAAAATACTATCAACACAGGAATGGACGAATGCAGCAATATTTACGACTACTCATGGAAAAGCTTGGAGTCAATCGGGTCATAAATGTTTATGGAAGAACACTTTACACATATGATGGGCACGCGATACAGTAAGAGGATACTATAGATATGAACGCAATGTACGCTGGGCCTTGGGTTGGTGAATTCGGATGGGAGTTGTGTTGGTGGAATCCAATGATACGACATTACTCTAAACAATATGGGTACACTACGATATCAGCACCAGAAAGTTCCCGATACCTGTATGAATTTGCCGATACTTTTATTCCACTCAAGACCAAGGGTATCACCTATTGGGAAGGGGAACTAGAAGGCGAATCTCCTGTTGTGAAACGATTTAGTATGACCCCAGAATATGAGTTTGCTCGACACATAAATGAACCAGATAGAGTGTCAGCAAGACGGTCGTGGAGATCGCTGGCACCAGAAAATCCTTTCAAGGTTGCGGATGTTTTGTGTGCTTTCCGTCCAGAGAAATACATTAGAAATCGTCTTATCCCTGGCAAGGAGTATCCCTTTCAAAAATGTCAGGATATAGTGAATCTGCTTATCACCAAGGGTTTGTCAGTAGCCTGTTTTGGCGGAACAGAGAATCACTGTCCGACAGGTGCTGTAGACCTGAGAGGTACGTCATTGGAAAAACAGTGCTCAGCTATCGCTGGGGCAAGATGTGTCGTTGGGCCAAGTAGTGGGCCGATCCACCTTGCCAGCTTGTGCGAGTGTCCACATGTTACATGGATAGCGTCGATACATCATACGTTAGAACAACGGTACAAGAAACTATGGAATCCTTTTAATACCCCAGTAAGATTTGTCTGCCATAGTAGGATACCATTATGTGAAGAGGTTGTAGAACACGCACTGGAGATTACAAGATGAAAGGACCAGACATACGGGACATTTCTATCATTGACGCTATGCCGACATACGAATGTGATAATTATGTTTTGAATGTAGGTTGTGGGGATGGAAGGATAGACTATATTCTAAGTAGCATGGGATATGTAGTTTGCGCTACAGATTACAAAAAAAATGAGTCATGGGAAGAATCGGATGGATTGGAATTCTATCGAGCAGATATTTTCGATCTTGATACATTTAATAAATCTAGTCCTATTGTTATTTGTAGCGAAGTTTTGGAGCATCTAGAAAACTACAAGGTGGCTTTAGCGAATTTGCTTGTATTAACTCAGGTAAGACTAGTTATAACAGTACCTTTCAAGAAATCTTTCGACAATGCCGCCCCGTCGCCAGAAGGACACTGCAACCACTGGGACGATTCACAAAATGGAGAATTCAAAGATATCAATGAATTCCGATCTTTGTGTCAACCATATTCTGTATCCATATCGAGAATTAGGACCAAACCAAAAGATGTGGCGATGAATCAATGGGCGTATTTAATAGTTGTCGACAAAAGACAAAAATACGGATAGATTGGAGACGAAAAATGTCTGTAGCGATTAGCGAACGAACAGTAGAAGTTCCATGGCTTATGGATACGATCAGAAGTATTGATCCAAAAGAATTGTTGGATGTTGGATATGCTGGAGGATGGTATCTGAAAAACATTCTAGACATGGGTATTTCTTGTTACGGGTTAGATTCTGATGTTGAGAGAATGAGCGGCAGGACATTCAAGGTAGACAAAAAGAAGAAGGATGAATGGATAAAGATAGCAGAAAGAATGACTACTTGCATAGCAGACATAACTAAGTACCCCGAAGCTGGCCAGGACAATCTGGCATTTCCTGTCGTCATGTGTATCTCTACGATAGAACATATCGTACCTTGCGGGTACCAAAATGATTCTGAAGTAGACATGGAATCAGACATAATAGCTGCAACTAATATGAAAAAACTTGTTGCAGATGATGGGTCGTTGATGTTGACGTTTCCTTGTGGTGTGGAACATTTTTTCTACAACAAGAACAGAAAGACCCCACTAAATCATCCGAAATTCACGGCAGGAAATTACGACCTGATGGTCTATGGGCGAGAAAGAATTGATATGTTGGTAGGGGATTGGAAAGTAGTAGACAAACAATTCTGGACCCGACAGAGTGGCGTAGGAAGTAGCTTCGAAAAATGTGACGAAGATATAGCATTACGCAAGGTTCCCATTGTAAACATACCGGTACAATCAGTTTGCGCTATCAGGATGGTGGCACCATGATAGACCTAATGAATTTTGAAGATACAAAAGCACTCGTCGTCGGAGACTTGATGCTCGATATCTACAAGTACGGTACTGTATCTCGCATATCTCCAGAAGCGCCGGTTCCTGTGGTCCTAGTTACTCATGAGACTGTATCTGCGGGCGGCGCTGCTAATGTCGCAGTAAACCTTAAAGGGCTAGGCTGTCAAGTTGAACTCATAGGATATATGGGTGACGACCATGCTGGGGATATGCTGGAAGATGAACTAGACAAGAACGGCGTTTTGCACAGACATTCCGTGGCATCAAATACTTCTACCATATCAAAAACTCGTGTCATTTCAGATAAACAACACATGATACGCTACGACGACGATTCTAACATAAACACACACATGCATCGACAAGTGCATGAACGTTCATTGATCCATAAAATAACAGCGATAAGTCAAAAGAAAACGTTTGATGTTGTCGTTGTTTCGGACTACGCGAAAGGGACAATTACCAAAGAGGTAATGGACACAATTAAAGCCTCATTCGAATGTCCAATTGTATGCGACATCAAACCCGCCAATAAGCATCTGTTCACAGGAGTGTTTTGTGTCGCACCGAATCTGGCGGAAGCTATCAAGATGTCTCCAGATAACGATTCTACCCTCAAAGGTCTAGCAAAGGCGATCAAAGACGATCTTGGTTTGCTCACGGTAATGATCACGCTGTCCCAGAATGGTCTTTTCCTTCTTGATGAGAAAGATGAACCACATTTATTCAAGCCTCATGTTGCAGTTTACAAAAATGACCCCAGTGGTGCGATAGACGTGACAGGGGCTGGAGATACAGTCCTTAGTACTTTTGCGTCTTGCATAGCAAGCGGATATACAACAGAGGAATCAGCGCTTCTAGGCAATCTTGCTGCTGGAGTTGTCGTCAGAAAACCCGGCACTGCTGTGTGCTCAGTGGAAGAATTGAAAAATGCATACCTACAGTTGTAGCGGCACGCTTGGCGATACATACATCAATCTATGCATCCTGTACAATATCGCTATCAAAGAGGCGGTATTGTGCAAACATTACACGGTGGTACCCCAGTGGCACTCGTTGATCGAACAGATATACTCATTGCTTCCAAATATTCGTGTTGAATTTGTATCAGAAAGATCAACGTCGCACCCTAGAATACATTCGGCATTCTCGCATCAAGAAAAATACGGAGATGAATTTACTCGACCAGATGAATGGTGTGTTTTGCCTGAGTTTGTTTTTCCGAAAACAGAAATCGAACTTCCAGATAGATATACGGTTATGAATCCTCAATCTGGAAAACCTAAAGAGAATAGACACATTGAGGGAAAATCTATACACGAGATACTCAAAACATCCGTAGACCCAGTTGTCGTAATAGGAACAGAAAAAAAACACAAAGACATACTAGGGGCAAATGTAATTAACATCGTTGGCAAAACTTCTCTGTTGGAAGCCATGTCTATTGTCAGCAAAGCTAGTCATTTTTGTGGATTTCAGGGTCTTATGTCTTTCGTGGCAATGAGCCATCGAGTCCAGAGTGACGTGTACGCAAGAAATGAAAGTGACATCCAGGCAATATTCGCGAGAATGCCTGAGCGGTGGAAACAGTATTGTTCGATAGTGAGGGATTGATATGAAAAAAGCTTTGATACTATATTGGCACGGACTTGGGGATGTAATTATGCTTACCCCTATTCTTAGACATCTACACGAGACTAGACACGACGTTCATCTTATGTGTAGGCCAGAGGTTACAGGATGCAGCCTGCTAAAAGACTGCACGTATGTTAGTCTGTTTATCAATGTTACCAATCCTTGGCAATCGCCTTTGGGATTCGATCGACAGAGAAATATCAACATTACTACGTACAAAGAGTTGTCACTAAACTACGACTGGTTTGCTCACTGTCTGCACGAACAGATTGTTTGTGGTTGCAAAATTGAGACCAACTGGAGTGAATGCGGTCTGGTCCCAGATAACAGAAACCATCAGCTTGAGGTTTTCATACCTCCTGAGACAGAAAAGACAGCCATGAAGTACATCGAGGATAATTATCCAGATGGATATATTTTCCGCCATACAGACATAGAATTTCATTCAACACATGATTGGGATTGCGAAGAATGGATCAAGGATAACCTACCAGACCTACCTATTATCAACACTGGATTTGGTGGTAATTATTACTGTTCAGATGTCGATATCAACTTTTCGTTTGTGTTGGCAAGAGAAGCTGACCACAGAGTGTTGTCATCATCTGTTTTTGTCCATGCCTGCGATGCAATGAATGTGCCAATAGATGTGATCAATTACGGTAGGCCGGATCATAAAGTGTGGCCAAAAGATAGCAATAAGGTTCTTAGAATTCGAGAGAACGGAAGGTGGATTAGATGAGTTATCATCCTAACTTTTTTGAAGCTGGTGGAAGGGTTGTGCGACAGGATTGCCTGGGACGACTAAAGACAATTCAGAAGCACATAGAGCCAGGCAGTTTGTTGGACGTAGGATGCAGCGAAGGATTCTACTCTTTCGGTCTGCATGAAACTTGTGGTCCAATCTTGGCAATAGACAAAGAGCAACCATTGATAGATACTGCAAATGAAATCAGACAAAATCAACGTCAGTGCTGGCACATACATTTCCAGTGCATGAAACTGGATGAGCTTTTTTCAGGAAACGGTCATTGGGATACGGGTCTTTATCTTAGTGTGCATCACCACATAGTTGCGCAGTTTGGATTAGATGCGGCGAAGGATGTTCTTCGTAAACTTTCAGAAAAGTGCGACACAATGTTTTTCGACATGGGTCAGAAAAATGAACAGAATTCCGAAATGCACAAGTGGTGGCAATTGTTACCAGAAAACGACGACCAGGAAAAGTGGTTGGCCGAATACCTGGGAGACAATACAGTTTACAACCATGCCGAGATTATTGGTTCTTCTGACATACATAAGATGAAAAGATTGCTATGGAAATTGACCAAATAATATCGTTTGACGACAAGAACTATATCGTTTGTCATGTTTACTACCGCACAATGGGTAGTCACGATCAGCGTCTAATGCCATATGTCACAGACAGAATTGAACACAGAAGAACATTTGGTCTAGTATCTAGACACGATAAACTGTTCTGGGTCAAAGAGTATACACAGCCAGATTATGGACACAGTATTACCTACGAATTCGAAGAAACATCAAAATTGCACTATCCAACAACGGTAGACGGGAACTTAATCAGAACTGTTCGTATGATCAGCGTTAGTGGCAACAGATTGTTGATGGAATATTGCGATGGATATGTCAAGCTAAAAGATGCAAAGCTTAATCCAGATCAGAGGAAAATGGTCACCAAGCTTATTAGCAAATGGATAGACGAACACGACGTGCATGATTATGATATGTGCGAAAATAACATAATGGTAAAAGCAGAGAGCAACTTGAGTTTGATCCTTATCGATTTCGAATATTCGGTTGGAGTCAATGAGGAAAGATGGTTAAGATTTTTGGAAGGCTGGTTTAATGCCTAAAATCATTGGACTGATCAATTCGTGGTATTCCGAAAAATGGATTGCCGCATCCATAGAGCAGGCATTACTGTACTGTGACGAAGTCATAGTGGCGATTGGTGCGCATTCTAAAGCACTTGCCAACCTGAAAGACAGGACCAGGGAGATAGCAAAAACATATTCAGATAGAGTCACGTTAATAAAAGCGTCTATGTCTAGTGTCCATGACCAGAGCAAGGCAGATACACTAAACAGGATGTTGTCTGTAAGCAAATTACACAAGCCAGGAAACTGGATATGGATACTCGACGGGGATGAGTTCTATTTTGAATGTTCCTATCTTAAAATAAGAGAAGCAATTGCTTCTGGTTTGTATACACACATGAAGGTTGAAGAGAAGTTCTTCCTAATCAATACCATGAGATATCTACTGGGGAGTCATGGGAGACTATTCAGAATAGGAAGTACAAATGATCGATTTAAGCCTACACAACACTGGACAGGTGTCAAGACAAAAGAATATGTACTAAGAAGAGATGATGGCAAAATGGGAATGTTTCACTATAGTCTTCTAACAGATACAGATTATCGCAGAATTATGTGGGAAACTGAACACTCGTATAGCCAATCCAACAAATTGCAATGGCTACCTGACACATACATACTATATGACCTAGATGACGAAGAACTGTGGATAACCAAAAACCAAAAATTATTCGGAGTAAAATCCCCGTGGTTTGCTAAAGAGATGAAGGCGAATAACGATGGTAAACTTTTTGTGTATGACGGTCCTCATCCCGAACTAGTAGAGAAAGCTGGTATTACTAGTATACCAGATTTCAGAAAGGTCTAATGTCATGTCCCAAATGATGATCGGAAGCATGAACGGCAATATGTATCTCTTTGATACGGATACTGGTGAATTAACTCCATATGATAAGCCAGACGACAAAGGGATCATGGGGCTTGCTCGGCATGGAGAGTACCTCTTCGTTTCATCTAGAGAGATGGTAATGAGGCAGAAATATCCAATTGACAAATCGGAGGATTCGTTGTGTTTGAGATTCCCAAAAGAATCACCGCAATTCCATCAAATGATGATACTTCATAGTGAGATATATTTGACATGCACTATTCTCAATGAGATATGGGTTTTCAACAACGAACTCAAATTACTAGGGAAAAGGAATATAAGACCCCCCAATCCAAAGCAGCCAGTAGGATTGAAGGTAAATTATAATCATGTAAACAGCATATGTTTCCACAACGATAGATATCATGTTGGACTCAACTGGTTGACATCAGAGCAGTACGGAAGAAGTGGCGTATGTGTTTTGGATACCAAGTTTAGAGAACTGCGAAGATATCAATACGGTTGGGAAATGCATGGATTTACTTTCGTAGACGGGAAGCCATGTGCATTATGCGCATCTTCGAAGCTAGCTGGAAGAATTATGGAACACCCTCTTGTCGCGGGATTAATTGTCGATGATGAGGTAGTTTTCGAACACTCTACGGACGTGTTCTGTAAGGCACTTGTTGTGTCGGACGATCGCATTTATCTACTTGGTGGAGATGTCGCACCAAGAGAAGACAGGGGAACTTCGCGTGGATTCATTTATGTTCTCGATAGGGAATTCAATCTACTAGACACGCTGAAGTTTGACGGTACTGGACAATTTTGTGGAGGAATTCTGTTATGATCAAGGTAGCATACATAGAAAAATTTGATCATTACTTTTCTAGCGCCAACTACATAGCCGCCGCTTTTAACAGAATGGGTATCGAAGTCATGTCTATCTCTTTAGATGCACCGTGGCACACGATAAGAGAAATGATAATCAGCTATAAACCAGATTTTGTGTTATGTAGCAAGGGTGCAGACTATTTCGAAAGACTAGTCCCGTGGATAAAAGCTTGTGGTATACCTTTGGTTCACTGGAGTTTTGATAGACTGTTTTATCTTGATAGAGCCCAGACTGTTATTCGCAAGCGAAAACTTTACACGTCAGACCTAGTGTTCACGACCGATGGAGGATGTGACGAACAGTGGCGAGAACAATTCAAAGTGCATCACCGCACATTGAGACAAGGAATACACGGTCCAGATCGCCTGTGGCTAGACCCAGTTCCGAAAGATTTTGATATTGTATTTATAGGTAGTGTCTACAACGAATGTCGAAGAAATCTTGTTCGTTTTTTGTCATCAACATACGGAAGTAGATTCAAAGTTTTCGGAGCATCAGAAAAGCCAGAAGATCAAATTAGAGGACTTGATCTCAATGAACTATTAAGGTCTGTGAAAATCGTAGTCGGAGATTCACTGCCAGGAGACCACTATTGGAGCAACCGCTTGTACGAACAGCGTGGACGTGGTGGCTTTTTATTGCATCCATATACTGTTGGGATGGGTCTTGAATTCGAAGTTGGCAAAGAGTTAGTGTTGTATCCAAGGGACAATATGGATGAACTGAAAAATATCATAGACTATTATGTAGATCATGACGAAGAAAGAGAACAAATTCGAAGCTGCGGATTCCACAGGTGCCTTACATACGAAGACAGAGTACGTACAATGATGCATTTTGTTAAAGCCATTATCCGAAGGAGACAGACATGAAACTACATAACTGCAAATTGTGCGGAGGGAATCTTCGAGGCCCGGTTGTTGGTTATTTTTTCTCGTGCGACGAATGTCAGATACATTACAATACTCAAATACCAACAAAGAAGGGTTTGAAAGACAGACTAAGAGGAATGATGCTAACTGCTTGCTTTAGCGCGGAAGGAATGAATCGTCGGAAGAACAATGGTGGTGAACAGCTAGACATAATCGCTCCACACATAAATGTGGGAAAACTTTATGACGTAGGCGCAGCAGGCGGATTCGTAATGAAGGCAGCGGAGGATAGAGGATGGGCTGTCCATGGTAACGAAGTCAGCCAATCAGCAGTCTCCTGGGCAAAGCAAAATTATGATCTCGATATCTTTTATGGATTTTTGGAAGACGATCCAATTTCCAAAGACTCAGATTTTGATCTGGTTATTTTCTGGAACACATTCGAGCACATGATAGACCCGATAGCCGAATTGAAACTTGCTGTCAGGATGTTGAAACCTGGGGGACATATACACATTAGAGTGCCAATCAAAACATCTGAAGAGGTAGTGAAATTTCACGAAGAGTGGCACACGATAGAATTTAGTCTGAAATCGATAGACATATTGCGAAGAAAAAACGGTTTAGAAACAGTCACAAAGTTTCTTCTAGATTCTCGTGTACCTTGTGTTGATTTTCTGTGGAGGAAACCATGAAAATACGTGTATCGATGATTCATCAAGCTACGTCGCCCAGAATGGAAGCCTTTATTAGAACTCTGATGAGAAACGGCCACAGGGTAAGCAAAACCGGAGAAGCTGATATTTGGTTCGTAGATTGTATCTGGCCACACAAGATAACACAACAAACCATAGACGAGATGATTGCTTACAAAGGCAAGATAGTCTTGTTATCATTGGGCGATCTCAACATATTCAAACTAGATGGACTGCCAGACGAATTGGTAGACAGAGTATCGGCGTTCGCAAAGATACAGTGGGAAAATGATTTGACTTCCTATGATCTACGAGTAGTCAATAGGATGGTTACTTTCTATCCATTCCTAATTGGGGGATTGCCTCGTCCGTCAGATTTGGAACCTATTGTAAGTTTTTTTGGCTTGCCGACAGGAGCAGGAAAAACAGAAGATAACCTTAGAGTGCGTGCGTGTCGAATCATGAAAGATCAGCCGTGGTTTGTCGGCGGCTTGGTTGGACAAGAATGCGGTGCTTATCCTAGAGACATAACGGGTTTAGAAACTACGGCTCTACCTAGAGGCGAATACCTTAGAATTATGAGCAAGTCACTCATGTCGTTATGTCTGCCAGGAAATAGCCCACTGACATATCGTATGTTCGAAAGCCTCGGTGTAGGCTCTGCGGTCGTATCTTGCTGCCTGGAGGATGTCAGGTGGTTAAACCGCATGGAACCTGGAGTACACTACTTTGCTGTCGAGCCAGACCTATCGGACCTAATGGAAATATGCGAAAAGGCAGTATACGATAACACGCAAGCCAAAAAAATTGCGTTAGCTGGATACGCTCTACACAATGACTACTATGCTATCCAACCAGATGGCGGCTTGTCTAGCAACATGTGGGAAGACATCAGGACACAATTTGACGATCTCGGCATTATAATCTAAAAAAAGTGGTACAAACTACCTAGTTGGAGGTATAATAGTATATGATCACGTTCAAGAAATGTAAATGCGAAGTAGAGAGAGGTAAATTTAGTGTCAACGATATCCCCCTGGATTGCCCAGCCGTGTGGCAGCTTATCGCTACAGGACATACTGTGGGCGTATTTCAACTTGAGAAGAATCTGGGACAAGATTGGTCGAAGAAAGTTAAGCCGGATAGCCTGGAAGAACTCGCAGCCTTGACAGCCCTCCTTCGCCCCGGTCCTCTTGAAGCCGGTATGACGCAAGATTATGTAGACATCAAATTTAAGCGCAAAAAAAACGAGTATTTACACCCAGCGCTAGAACCTATCCTTAAACCAACATTCGGATGTCTTGTGTATCAGGAACAAGCGATTCGCATAGCTACTGATATTGCCGGATTGAGTCCGGAGAGTGCTGACGAACTACGAAAAGCCATTAGCAAAAAGAAGCCAGAACTCATGGCTAAAGTCAAGAAAAAGTTCGTAGAAGGTGCCCAGAGCTATGGCAAAATCAGTCAGGAAATAGCGGAAGAAATTTTCGGATGGATTGAGAAGTGCCAACGATATTCGTTTAACAAATCACATGCAATATCCTACGGAATGATTGCGTATCAAACTGCATGGGTAAAGTGTCACTTTCCACAGGAGTTTTTCACCAGCTATCTGACCTATTCGCAATACAAGGGTGATCCTAAAGAAGAAATTTACAAACTCGTGCAAGACTCTAGATTATTTGGTATCGATATTTTTCCACCAGATATACGACGAGGAAATGTTCACTTCAAAATGGTTGATAAGCCAAGCAAAGGCATAGCATTTGGCCTGGCGCACATAAGGGGTGTCGGAGCATCAGCAATCCAAAAGATCGTCGCAGCGGGCGAGGAAACGCCAGCAATGGACCCTTTAGACGAGAATGTACTGAAGCACATGGGTTCTGCGTCGGTGGCTGCAAAATCAGATGCGGTAGAAGCAATTCACAATGGTTGTCCCAAGCAAGTAAAGTACGGCCTTAAAACTTGGGCAGATTTTTTGGCAGCAGTTCCTGCTTTTCACAGGAATGTTGGAATTGCTCTGATTAAATCTGGTGCTTGCGATTGCTACCACAGACCACGTAGCGAAATGGTTAGAGAACTCGAAATCGTACTCGGAACCACTGTGAGAGATCACACCGGAAAGAAAGTTGAAGTTAGAGGGTTAACCGAAAAAGAAAAGGGATACTTTTTCGCCCATCTACAAGAAGACATCATGACGACCAAACAAATCCTGCTAGAAATGTCTCAGCCCCCAGGAGAGAAAACCAAAACAATCAGACAGATGACCAAGCGAGAACTGGTAAAAACGGCTGTTGGATACCTAGACCAAGCGGATGTGGCTTTTGATGGCATCACGGATGGGGACAGTAAATTCGTGTACACGTCTTCTGACGAAAAAGAGACTTGGTTGGACAACGTGCATAGCCGCACCAAAACAGCAATTGAAAAACTCATGATTGAGAATGGTTATCAAGACATTGCAGTGAAGCCACCGTGTTCGAGCGAGGCGAGACGGACAAAGATGGCACAGAAAGCGGATATGTTGGAAGATGAATTACAAGACACAAACATGGCAAATGCTACGGCTGAAAAACACTTCTTGGGCATTGCTCTATCATGCTCTCAGGCTGATGATGCGGATAATGCATTGGCTACCCATACATGTTTAGACATCGCAAGAGCGGCCAATAGTGAGTCCATTGCGGTATGCGTGATCATAGATAGTGTCAAGCATACAAAAACCAAGCGTGGACGTAATCCTGGTCAGCCGATGTGTTTCCTAACCATGTCTGACGCAACCTACTCGATCGATCATGCGGTTGTTTTTCCAGATGCTTTCGACAGACTGAAGGCATTTTGCAAAGACGATTTAATTGGTCTTGTGTTCGGCGAAAAAAAGAACGGTAGCTTTATCGTAAAAGATATTCAGAAATTGATGTAATTTCTGGAACAAACATCCCTGCTTGACGTATAATAGTATGGATGGATGATCTTCTAATTTGAAAGGTGAAGACATGGCAGCGATGACAGTTTTTGGTGTTGGTGTAGCTACGGCAGATGCCGAATTGAAGTATGTCGGGGAGAAGAAGTCTGCTGTTTGTTCGGTCAACCTTGCGTTCAACCGCAACTGGAAGGACCGCGAAGGGCAATGGCAGAAAGAAGCATGTTTCATGAGGGCTCAGGTTTGGGGCACTCGCGCCGAACGTATGGCGGAATTGGTCAAGAAAGGCCAGCCCGTATATGTTAACGGGTATCTGAAGCAGGATAATTGGGAGAAGGAAGGACAGAAGAGGGTTGCATTCTGTATTGCCATTCAGGATTTCCAGCTAGTGGAAAAGAATGCCAAGAGCAATGGCGAGTCAAAGAATGCAGAGCCTACGGCTGCTACTGCGGCACAGGTACCAGCGAACACCGATACGTCTCCAGACGACATGCCGTTCTAATGACTAGACGTAATTCGATTCATGAATTCATCGTCAATTTCGCTACGAAGATAGAACAGCTTTACCCCAACAGCTATTCTGATGTTGGTGACTATGTTCAGGAGGGACATCTGAAGTTGGCACAAATAAGAGGCTGCGAAGGAAACAAGAGAGATTTTTTTTCGTATGCCATAACATGCGTAGCTAGGGCGATGAGAAAATCAGCTATCGATTCAACATGTGTTGCATCGGCTCCACATAGGATCAAGTGGATGGCACATAAGATTAATAGCCTTTTGGCGTCTGGCAGCACAGAACAAGAAGTTTGTAGGAAACTAGAAATCACTGTCGAACAACTTTTCGAGATCAAACAGCTTTATTATCACGAATCTTGGAACATGCTTTTTGAAGAACCTGCCGAAAGTGCAGAGTCGTTTTCTTTTTTCGACGACATCTTAGAATCAGAACAACTGACCGAAGAAGATGTGGTTATTCTCAAAGCACAATTCGAAAACGCTATCGACGATCTCGATTTGGATAGAAATCAAATATACAGAAAGATGGTAGAAATTCGTCTCAAGTTAATTCGGAGTGGATATGGAGACTAAAGAAAAACTTCGTATATTATTCATAGGCGAAGCCTCGTTTCTCGCGACGGGGTTCTCAACGTATTGGAATGAAGTAATCAAGAGGCTCTACAAAACAGGCGAATTCGAAATTGCAGAAATGGGCAGCTATGCCTACGCAGACGATCCACGTTGTCAACAAGTTCTATGGAAATTTTATCCAGTAGCTCCTGCGAAAAGTGATCGCAAAGCAATGTCTATATATGGGCCAAACGTAGCACAACACTTCGGCGAAGGAATTTTTGACAAAGTGTGTTTGGACTTCAGACCAGATATCGTGGTTGGTATTCGAGACTGGTGGATGGATGAGTTTGTTTTGCGATCCACTTTTCGACATAATTTTAAGTTCATATGGATGCCCACGATAGACGGAGAGCCGCAAAGAGAACTTTGGTTGGATTCGTATCTTCAATGCGATCGCATCCTTACATATTCTCATTATGGAATGGATTTGTTAAAAAAAGAAGCAAGGAAAGATACCCATCTTGTAACGATAGCATCTCCTGGTTCTGACTTGGAAGTGTTTTCCCCACCGGAAGACAAAAGAAAACACAAAGCAGACTTGGGTATTGATCCCAATTCTCTGATCGTGGGTACGGTCATGAGAAATCAAAAACGTAAACTGTATTATGATCTAATCGAGGCATTCAGTGATTGGGTTTATGGGTCAAAATCCAAAGGACATGTCGAATTAGCGCGTAGGACTTTTCTGTATTTGCACACAAGTTATCCAGATGTTGGATACGACATAGGCAAAGCAATACGGGATTTCAAAGTAGGCAACAAGGTCATAATGACATATCTTTGTACCAACTGCCAAACAGCCTATCCATCTTTCTTCTCTGGAGAATTGACGGTATGTCGTAAGTGCGGAAAATTAGCCGCCCACACACCGAATGCAGAACATTCTTGTCCTCGTAACGTGCTCGCCGGTATTATGAAAACGTTCGACTTGTATGCTCAGTATTCTATTTGCGAGGGTTGGGGTATGCCCTGCACAGACTCCCTTGCTTGCGGTGTCCCTGTTGCTGCTGTCGATTATTCAGCTATGGAAGATCATCTTAGATGTCCGACAAGTATACCAATCGCCGTAGAACGTTTTTTCTGGGAATCTATTATTGAGACAGAACAAAAAAGAGCATTGCCAGACAACCGTGATTTTGTTTCCAAACTAGATCGTTTTCTCAAATTCAGTGAAGAAAAAAGAAAAGAGATATCTGCGAAAACAAGAGCATACGCAGAAGAGCTAGTTAGTACATATGGTACAGATAAAAAAATGCCCAGATATGGGTGGGAACGAACAGCAGAAATTTGGAGAAATGTTCTCAGAGAAACATCCGTCAAAGATCAAGAAACCACTTGGCTTTGTAAAAAACCCAGGATAAAACAACCCAATTTAGTACCTCCACATACACAAATGGACAATAGTGAGTTTGTCAATTGGGTTATTGGAAAAGTATGGGGTCGTCCAGACATGCTGCATACACATTTTGCTGGAGACTGGCTAAAGTGTTTGAATAGTGGCGCTAGGACGATGGGAGAATCAAGGGTGGCATTCAATCGAGACCATTTGGTTAATCACTTCCTGGGAATTATCAAACAATCTAATGAAATGGAACAGAAAAGGATAAACATTTTGAGCAGTGTGGCCCAAGATGATGTAAGTGTGGTGATAATGTGACAAAAGTAGCATATATTTCTGTACATCGCGACGGAACAGGCTATGCCAATCAGGCTATTAACAACATGCTTGCGTTGGAAGCTGGCGGGATAGACGTAGTTGCCAGAGCAATACGATTGTCCCAATCCCAAAATCTCAAGCTAGCAGCAAGAGTAAGCCACTTGGAATCTAACAATACAGACAATGTAGACGTGGTAATACAGCATATTTTGCCGCATACGTTTGAGTACAAATCTGGTGTCAAAAATATTGGGTTGATCTGTTGGGAAACAACGAACTTCATTCGATCAAGTTGGGCTTATTCTTGCAACATGATGGATGAGATGTGGGTACCTAATATACAGACTGCGACCGCCGTAAAGAATAGTCACGTAGATGTGCCAGTGAAGATATTGCCATGTGCGTGCGACACCAAGAGATTTGACGATTTGCCTAAGCCCTTGAATCTTCCTCAACTAAAAGACAAATGCGTATTCTACACCATAGGTGAGATGAGCAGGCGTAAAAACGTAGTAGCTATTTTGAGGGCATTCTACGCAGCATTCAGCAACAGAGACGATGTTGCGCTGGTAATCAAGGCTAATATCCCAGGGAAAACGCCAGACGAAGTAGTAAGTATGATCCAGACCACTGTCGACGATGTCAAGAAATCAGTCCACACATACGTAAGACACCCGTACTATCCTCCAGTTGTGTGTATCGCCAACTTCTTATCCGAAGAGAAGTTAGATCAGCTTCATGCGACGTGCAATATATTCGTGTCTGCAAGCCATGGAGAATCCTGGGGGATACCAGCCCACGATGCAATGGGGTTCGGTCGTCCAGTGATACTCAGCAATTGGGGCTCTTATCCAGAATTGACATACGATAGAGCAAATAGATTCTGGAAATCGGATGATAATGAATTTCGCTTTCCTGGACAAATAGATTGCGGTTGGCTCATCAAGGGACAATTGACTCCGTGTTTCGGCCAAATTGATTCATTCCCAGATTTGTACACGGGAAACGAATCATGGTTTGAACCCAACGTATGTCACTTGATCGAGTGTATGGTAGAAGCTTACGAAGAATGGAAAGACGGTAGTCTCCGTAAGAAAAGCGAAGCCGCAAAATATCGTGCTCGTTTATTCAGCTACGACAACGTAGGGAAAATAGCAAAGTCATTGCTTGAATGCGAGGGGGAATAATGGCAGCATCGATATCCACAGTGATGAGAAGTATCAACAGGAACGACAATCGTCCGCTAAACATACTGTTTGGTAATAATCACGAAGCCTATAGTGCCACATTAGCCAAAACAGGCCATAACTTTTACGTTTTGCAACATCCAAAATTCCATCCATGGTCGGTCAAAGAACGAGCATTGCCACCAAACTTCTTCATGCTAGATGGTCCAGACATACCTCATCAACTAAAAACGGACATAGCTTTCGATCTAGTGCTAACCCAAAATCGTATAGATCATTATCCGATCATGGTACAACTTGCCACACAACTTAATTGTCCACTTTTGCAGATGGAACACACACTACCATGGCCCGACTGGAATGAAGAAACAACGAAGCGTGTAGGACACCTAGCGTGTAATCACAACATCTTTGTTGCCAACTTTTCTGTTGGGGCATGGTTCCATGACAAGGATGATCCTGATGTTCAGGTGATAAGACATGGCATGGATACCGATTACTGGAACGGATGGGTTGGTGGCGACGGAGCTATCATGACAGCAGTTTGGGACTATATAAACAGAGACAGAATTTGTGGTTTCTCTTTGTGGAAAGAGGTTACAAAAGACCTGAAAGTGAATCCTTGGGGAGAGACGCCCAATCTGTCTAAGATGGCAGACAATTCAGATCATCTGAGAGATTTGTATCGAAACGCATCTGTGTTCCTCAACACCACCCTTTGGTCGTCTTGCCCCTTCTCTTTGCTGGAAGCTATGTCGGTTGGTTGTCCAATCGTAACGACGGCGACCACCTCGATACCTGAATTTATCGAAAACGGCAAAAATGGCTTCATCACGAATGATCCAAAAGAAATGCGATCAATGCTTTGTAATTTGATCAACGATAAAGATATGGCGCGTGAAATCGGTGCAGAAGGTAGAAAAACAATTTTGGAACATTTTGGGCAACAACAATTCCTGGACAAATGGAATAAGGCGTTTTGGAAAGTTGCTAGATGTCCAGTTGGCAGTCTAATTGGAGAATGACATGAAGAGACTCAATTTGGGTTGTGGAAATGATATCAGAAGTGGTTTTGTCAATATCGATCGCTTGCCAGGAAAGTCAGATAACTACAAGCAAGGATGTATGAAATCTCTGGATTGGCTTGTCGAAGATTCTACTGTTGATGAGATTTTGGCCCTAGACTGTTTGGAATATGTTCTAGCGAAAGATGTTCGATCGACTGTGACAAACTGGGTAAACAAACTGTCTCCTGGTGGAATCATAAAAATTCTAGTACCCGATTGTCATCTAGCTGCAAAATCGTTTGCTCAAGGTCAATTGGCTTTGCAAGAATATCAAATGATAGTGTTCGGCACCCAAGAGAACAATGACGAAAGACTATCCCTCATTGATCCACTCATCATATTAGACATGCTGAAAGAATTGGGCTTAACTGTGTCTCTGAAAAGATACGACGGTGTTGCTTTTTATGTAGAGGCGGTTAAGTGATAACAACAGAATGTAATGTGTGTGTTTTTGCAAAACGCCAAAAAGACAAAGCCGGTTGCACATTGAATCAACTATGTATTCTCAAGGACGATCAAATGTGCGCACCTGGGTTCTGTAGACTGTGTAGAACTCAAAATTGGGCTCAAAAGCAGGGCACAAGAGAATTGAAGCAATTGCAAGAGGCAGTCGCTGGCGAGATGACTTTGTTGTTCGACATGCTTGTGTTTTTCGACGAGAGAAACAACACCATAGAAGACCTAGAGAGAACTCTAGGTTCTAAATGGTATGTAGAACATGCTCGAAAGGTCATCATTGTTGATACTACAGGGTTCGGCGAAAGAAAAAATCTGGCTCTCAAATATATCCTGTCAAAGGAACATCCAGTCGAAACTGTTGTTGATAGTAGCGCTGAACACGAACCTGTTTGTGAAAGAGCAGATACCCTCAAAAGAATATCCAAAAATGTAGAAGCATCCTTTTTCTTGGCGATACCTGCCGGTGGTGTAATAGTAAATTTCGATAGATTCGCCAATATGATCAACAAACTGAGAAGTAGAGTGGTGTATTGGTCGTTCCCGTCTTTCATTGGGGATACTGCTATTGTCCCTCCTAATCCTAATCATGGTGTGTTTATTACGCAGGTATACAAAGCACTCATTCAAAATCGAGATGGTAAATCTTTTTCCGAGCAACTAAAAAAAGAAGAAAAAACTACTGAAATGATTTTATCCTGGTTTTGTTCGGATTGTTGGTTGATATGAAAGACAGTGAAAAGGTTACAATCTGTATAGCCACCCACAACAATAAGTCAACAATTGCTCGCGCTCTGAAATCTGTGGTTATGGGAATCCGGCCAGCAGACCAAGTGATAATTGGTGATAATGATAGTAAAGATGGAACGTATGAGTTGTTGTGCGAACTTCTCGGTGCAGAAGAAGTTATAATCGATGAACAGAAAGGATTGCCTCCCAATTTCGATGGAAAATTTTTAGGCGTACCAGTAAAAATTTTTCGCAAACGACTTAGCACCACAAGCCACACCCTGAACGTGGCAATGCAAATGAAGTGGCAAGGTGTCACAATATTTGGGTTCTTAGACCCAACAAGTTGGTACGCTGGAGACAAGATATCCCAGGCCGTTAGAATATTTCAAAGTCAACCATTCATCTCGTGTGTAATTAGTGATTGGGACAATCATCACGAAGACGGTACCGTGGAAAGAGTTTTCAAGAACTCTTTTGATTGCAATAGACTATTGTGCAATTTCGAGTATGATCGCAATTTTTTAGTTAGGACTGGCACGTTTGGTCAAATGAAATGTGGTTTTAATGAGCAGATGACAATAAGAGATGATTATGATTTGCTTGTAAAAATATCTGAAACAGGTCTTATCTATCACATACCAGCACCACTACACAACAACATGGTTGAGAGAAACGATAACGAAAAAGATGCGATAGTTCTGGCAAACGATTTTGTGAGAAGATGTGCTTCTGAACGTCGAGATGAATCTAATGGCTAAGAAGAAAAAAAATACAAAACATACCGAGGCTGTCAAGCGGAAAAAACTTGCAGAAGCAGAAATGGCCAACTTGGGCCTGACACTTTCAGATGATTTGGCATCTATCGGTTTTGTTTTTAACCATCTTTCTGTTTCACATCTTGTGTATTGCGGATTGACTTCCATCAATCATCTGTGTAAACATTACACTGGTGTGGATATTTGCATTTTTACCCAACATATAATAGCATCATGTATCACGCCGTTGTGTTCGGTATTTAGTATATCTGATTTGACAAGATGGAGAAGCGATCCCCTCGTGACAACCAGCATAGGAACGACGATAGATGCACTAGCAACTAACACACCCCACATCTATCACTACGCATTTGATCCAGAATTCATAGGTAAAAATAGTTGCGATTCACAAGATTTACGAGAAGCATTTTGTAACCCAAGAGTGAAAGTGATAGTAAGACATGAATCACACGCCAAATTAATCGAAGCGGAATTTGGCATATCTGTGTGTGATATTATTGTTCCAGATTGCGATGCCCTGATGTTGACTAAATTCATACTAACGGAGATGAAAAATGAGCGAAGAAGTAACGTCCCCAACTAAGATGAAAAAAGAAGAGATAGAGCAAGAACTGCTAAAGCTAGGATACAGCGAAGAAGACTTGACTGATTCTGGCGGCAAAAAGTTGAAGCGACCAGCTTTGGTGGAAAAACTTCAAGATCACAGACAAGGAGAAGAAGGATTGTCTGTGCTGTCCGTCGTAGAGGACGGTGATGTTGGAGTAGAAGTTGTGCAGGACACAGAAGAAGACAAGGCTAGTGATGCAGTTGATGATGACGCTGAAGACATAACCGAACCATGCGTTGATCCAACACCGAGTGATTCAGAATGGACTCAGTATGTTTTGGGCAAGTTTCTGCCTGATGAAGTAGACGGGAAAAACCCACGAGTAGAAGGCTTGAGACGTGTGGCTGGAGATTTGGTTGGTGAATTACTAGAAGAAGGATGCGATCTAGTATCTGCACCATGCGAAGACAACCGATTCCGCGCCTGTGTAAAAGCGTGGGGTGTATTTCTAACAAACGAAGGTAGAACAAAAAGGTTCGAAGCCCTTGCTGATGCCCATGGGGACAACTGCCACGAAGATTATGCTACCTATTTAGTAGCCATGGCCGACACTAGAGCGAAGGGTCGTGTATTCAGAAATGCATTGTGTTTGAGGCGGGTAGTTGCTGCGGAAGAAGTTAGCAAGACAGTAGCTCTGGCTTCAGACGTACAGCCTGGAGGATCAATCCATACTGGTCAGATTAGTATGATTCGTATCATGGCAGATCGCCATGGATTCAATCTCGTAGAAATACTAGATGGCTTGTGTATCAAACATGAACTAGACGACAACACTGCGGATGTTAATCTGAAGAAGATAACATACGAAGAAGCGATGTCTATCACGAAACGAATGAGAGAAATTATCGAACAGAAAGGAGAGACAGAATGAGCGACGACAAAAAGAAGGTGTTCACTCAAAATTTCAAACTCTACAAAGCCAGGAGCAGCGGCGACGGCGCGGCTTCTCAGTGGAATCTGGGATCGGAAAAGGATTGTGTTTTTCTGGAGATGGCTAATCAGACAGGCAAAGATGGAAATGGAAATGCCAGTTTTGATTGGGGCAACAAAATTCGCTTCAAATTGGGTTTATCTGACATTGGCGAGGTTCTTAGTGTATTGGTCGGTCTACAGAAGGGTGTTGGCCAGTATGACTCCGAAAGAGGGAAATTCAAAGGGTTATACCACGCAAACAAGAGCGGGAATGCCATTCTTTACTTTGGAAAAGATGAGGCAGGAAGGTTTGGAATTCGCCTGAGCGTCAAGAAAGACAACAATCAGACCAAGGTTCAACACACTATGACCAAGGGAGAGGCATGTGTCCTGAGTACCCTTTTGCGTCGTGCTATCGAGATCATACACAAATGGGATTAGTCTGTATTCGCTAGCTCGGTTTCCATTCGTTCCATCAGCGCTTTGAGCACTTGAACGTCAGTATGTAGCTTGGCAACATCTGCTGTTAGCTGGATAATACTGCTCTGTAATAGAGTGATGGGAAATGCAATAATCTCTGCGAAGCGGTCCAATTCTTTTTGGATCACTTCTTTGTGCGATACGTCTTCATTCTGCATAGCTATCATTGTCAAAGCATGTTGTGCTAATGTATCGTTGACACGTTGTTTATCTGCTCCTAATGCATATGCGGTACCAGCTACCCCACCTATGATTCCTATAATTAAACCGATGATTCCTCCAATAGTTTGTTGTTTCTTGGTCATCCTATCCTCCTAATTCAATCCACTCCAGTAAGTCTCGCTCCCATCCGTCTCTCGTTATGAGAAGAAGCTTTAGTCCTTGTTTTGCGTAGTAAGCCTTTTTCTTTTCCAGCTTGTCGTTTGTACGAACTTCCATCAGTCCGTCATATTCAACCCACAAATCATAATCTGGCAAATAAAAATCACAAATACTGCGACTCGGTTTTGGAAGGTGTTTGTGGGGTTCGTATTTAATGTCATTCAGATAAAGCCAATCAGCTACATTGGCTTCAGATTGGGAGTCATAAATTACGCCATCTAGTCCTATCGTTTTTTTGTACATGCGTTACTCGCAAAAAAAAGGGGCTATCCGCGTCGGGACACGGAACGCCCCCCTGTTTCGTTGACGACTACAGTTTAGAGATACTCAAGCTGCACATATAAACCGAAGCTTTCCTTCGAGCCAATACTTAACGGACTAGCCGAAAGGCAAGTGTACCAGTCGTGACGTGCGTCCGTGGTATCCGTACCGTTAGGACTCAAGCCACCACTACCTGCGCTGCTCAGTAGGGCCACTGTCAAACCAGAACCTGACGCTGCTATCCATCCAAGATGGGCTGCTGGTGCTGCCGCAACTCCACCAGTCGTGACACCTGAACCACCGTTGGCGATCTGGAGTACTTGAGTCGTTACCCCTACCGCTGCGGTGTTGATATTAGACCGGTTGAAGATACGAAGTTGAGCATTCTGCGTCTTGACCGCTGTGTCGAATGTAAACCGAATGTTGAGCGTACCAGAGTTGATTACCATCGAAGATGGAACCACTGCCACGTCGCCATTGACGATTATACCTGAAGTCACGGTATCATATTTACAGTTCGTAGCCGTTGGACCTGCTGGGGCACTACCATCACTCGCGCTGATGAAGGTGCTATCATTGTACTCCCCGACTTGAACCGAAGTCCCAAACGATGCACCGAAGAAACCCAAACCAGACCCGCCAAGGCCGGTAAATGTTCCACCACCTTGTCCTGCGTAAAAAGTTATCGCTGCTGCCATGTCTTTCACCTCCCATCAATTTTTTCAAGAACAACAATCTATCCACTATTATTATACACCGTATCACATACAAGCTACGCTTTATTCTTTACAGATATTCGAGATCGACGGTAACGCCAAATTGCTTGTTTCCCAATTGGGTCGGAGTACAGGACATGGCCACATACCAGTCATGTCGAGTGCTCAAAACCTCGAACCCGCCTTCTCTTACTCCCTTTGTACCAGGAGAATTGACTAATGTAATCCAATTCGATCCAGACGCACTAACATTTGTCCATGAAGCATCGGTATAGGGGCTTACCGTAGCTTGTAGGTTGTCTCTATGGCGTATTTCAGCCATCTGGAACGTGATATTCTCTGCCGGAACAGTTTTGTTAGCTGCGCCTCCAATGGTTGTCCCGTCATATATGTATATCTTAACAAACTGGCAGAATATAGATGATCCATGGGTGAATCGGATATTAGCCGTAGCCAATTCGTTAGGTAATCTTGTTAAAGTGATACCGGAACCAGTTTGACCATGAGTAACCTCTGTTGAATTTTCGTATTTGTTGTTGTTGCATTCGAATCCTTGTACAGTACCACTTGCATTTGTTACGAAAGTGCGGCCATTATAGGTTCCGATTGCCAAAGAAGAATCAAAACCTATTGCCCCGAAAAAGCCCATACCAGAAGCTGTCGGAACAAGGGTGTTTTCACCAGCATACAAATTCAGCGTCGCCATAACTACCTCCCTTTATTTATACACATTTAGCTTGACATCTCGTAAGAAATCGCATCTAATCGCGTGCCATTAACGGTTAGTGACACAGAAAACGGTTCTTCTTGGATATCGTCTGCCGCTGTCATTGGATCACCAACAAAGAAGTTGTCCAAAGTATTCAAAAAGAAGTGACAATGATAGTCCAGAACAAATTGAGTATCTTCAATAATAAAATGCTCGTGGCAGAATATAGGTGGTTCTGGCATGCTGCCAATTGGGCCATTAGAATTAAGCGGGTCTACCCACAGTGTGGGCAATAGGAGATCAGAATATAAAGAATGTTCTGTAGCAGTTTTGACTCTGACGCGAACAGATGTAGCTCCTGCTCCAAGAGCTACGGTTGTATTGAAAGGAACAACTAGTGGAGCGTTAGGGAGTGGTGTTAAATCCCTACTGGCGTCTCGATGTAACTCATCACTAACGCTATCCCCATCGCCGTCAAGGACCGTTGGTTTATCTAGCCATACCTTATCCCATGATGTATCGTTACTTACCGATATTTGAACAGAACCATTTTTTCTAACTGTTTCGGCAGCACCATATGTAAAATCACTAAATGATCCATCACCCTCATTTGGTGCCCAGCCTGGGGTAAGTAGAAGGCTAACGGGATTTGGCAAAGCCTGAGATATTTGTCGCCAATCCAATGCGTGAGTATTTGTTATCAAGTTTTGGACAGTTATCTCTCCATCAATAGTTACAGTTCCTGGCGTTGCATCGTCTGGATCAGGAGGTAAATCAGATACATTGACGACAAAATCAAAAAAAGCAAACGCAGTAATTAGAAAACCAAGCGCACCCTTAGACGAATTTTGAAACTTACCCGTGTAGTGTTTGGTATAGCTTGCTCCGAACATTTGCATTGGGACTAAGTTCATAACAGAATTCAATTCTGTAAATGTTCTATATTCGTTTTGTCCATTCTCTCCGTTGTGATAAACAGAAGAATTTGTTAAAGTTTTAAGCGCTTTAGTAGCACCCATTACTTTACATTCAGCAACAAATGTTCCACCGTGGGTTATTTCCAGAAAAGGATCATTACCCTGGATATCGAGAAAAGATGTACCAGAATAATTATTCCAATGGTTAAGGTCGATTAGTGAAAAAGTATGTGTGGCTTTGGTTGTTAACGATTGTGCTGCTGTGGACAAAGCGTCTATCGCAGCACGAAAATATTGTGCCAGTCCCAAATATGAAAATACACTCTTGTCGAAAAAAAGACGATTCAAAGCTTCTGCATCTACCTGATTAGTAACTGGTGTAATACCAATACCCATGGGCCTAAATGTAATACCAGGACGAGGGTCTGGCGAAGGAATACCAGCACTACTAACAGAAAAATGATCCAGATACGCAGAGGGTACTTCAGACAAAGATGGATATATGTTGCCTAAACTAATGGTGGCATCTTCGAAGTTTCTATCTATTAGAGGTAGGGCAATTTCAACAGCAGGACCAATAAGAGAACTTCCGTCTTCCCCGTTAAGTATGGCTTGCCATACTCCAATTCCATACGACATCCTGCCGAATGTGTCAAAAATGCCCAGCAAATGTCCAGGATTTTTGTAGTCAATACCAGGGTTTCCAACACCAAGACCTATATATCTTTTGGCTGGGGTAAATTCGGTAGCTGTCATTTCTTGATACAGATAAGGATCGAAGTTTGGATAGGATAAGGTTGTTGGATTCGGATACAGTATTCCAGGGTAAGCACCACAGAAAATACCAACTTCTGGTTGAAATGGAGTGTATCCCTGGAGAACTAGGCTAATCAATTTGTTGTCTGGCAAAATACCCAAATCCATAAAATTACTCCTATTGCACTGGCGGTGGCGAGAAAACTTGTGGTGTCTGTTCCATGTACGGCAAGTAGGGGCCATCCAGACCCTCTTGCGAAAAGATGCTTATAGTCACTCTTGTTCCTACGATGAGAAGACCAGGACTATTGTCAGGTTCTGCCAAATTGCGAACACCTGTCCACTCTGACAAGAAGTATGATCCGGTAGTGTCAAGTCCACCAGCATATGATGTTGGATCAATATCTCGGTAATCCAATCGTCTCACAGCATAGAAAGGACCACCTTCCTTGACACTGATAACTCCTAATCCTCCATCTGGCTTGTCATAAATGAACTCAAGCGATCCGTCACTCGGCCCAGTCGGTGGGTCTACTGGATCGGTTTGGGCATCACTAAGTTCCTCTTCAATATCTGTATCACTAGTCAGAAGTTCATCTGCTAGTGGTACCAAATCATCTAGAAGTTCTGGAAATTCATCTTCATCATCTAAATTTTGGGTTATCTCTTTCTCTTCTTGAATTTGTTGTAGTTCATTAGCTGGTTGAGCACTGCTTGTTCGATCTCTGGAGTTGATAGCCATCGTATATCTGGTCGTTATTCCATTATTGTCGGCTCGAATATAGATTTCAGTAATATTGGTAAGACTTCCAGTTCCAAAGGTTGAAGCTATTGATTGTGATAAATCCAAAACAGGCAAACCGGCAACTTCTAGTTGTCCAGTAAGAAATACTCTTTCTTGTGATTTGAAGTCAGCTTTTTTAACACCTTCAGCTTCCATAGCGGCGTCTGCAATTTCATTTGTAACACCTCGACCACCAAAAGCCCACGGCACCAAATCTCTATCTACGTGGGACAATACTCTACCATTTATAAACCTAGCCTTTTCTTGAAGCGAACTTATCTCGGCAATTTGGGATGCTGTGTAACCATCTATTGGTCTCTCATTCGCTATTTGCTCAAGTCTTCTGGTTTCTACGTTTCCGCCATCAGTCCATGGTCCATAATGCGCACTTCTATCCATAGAAGTTAACCACAAATGATCCAATTTGTTGTGACGAGTAATTCTATCATAATCTATTTCACCAGTATCCGCATCGACCACATATCTACTCATCGGGACCGGAAGAGTTATGATTACATATCTATCAAATTGAGTTAGAGAACATCTCATATATTTTCTAGGATCACCAAACACATCAAAGTCGTATATTAGATGGTGAGACCTAGAAACGATAGGTGTCCATTGGATAAAATGATTTTTGAATTCTCTATATGCAGCACCATTATTTTTGTACTCTACGATCCCAGATGAAACAGAAAATTCATTTATTTGAACAAACGGCACATAACGGCCATCTTCTGTCGATACCTTAAGCATATTGCTATTGGAAAATGGCCTAGCTCCATTGGGATAAGGTGCAAGTATCTCTCCATTAGCGTATTCAATTGGAAAATCTTCCTTCTTACTGAATGGAACATCAAGTCCGACAGTTGACCACCAAGCATTCGGTATAACTTCTATTCTTTCATTCATGCGATACCAAAATTGTCTTCCCCAATGGGTGTTCATATATCTCTTTAATGATCTCAATTTCTCTAAGTCTCTCTCGTCATTGAGACCGCCATTGAGAGCTTCTTCCATTTCGTCAAAATTGGTTGGTATAAGAACATCTGGATTACTTGGCTTCGTATAGGCAGGATTCAACAGAGGAACTCCGTCTTTATCAAAACCCCAAAATTGTCCAGCCGACCGTTGTAAAATAGGTTTAACCTTGTAATTACCCTGACCATTATTAACTAATTCTTCTTCCATGTCGTTTATGAGCCCGAGTGACCTTCTAACTCCACCAAAAACGTATTTACGCCTCAAACTATGGTTTCTTTCGAACCCATCTTTCCGACTTATTATCTCTCCATCATGAAGTGCTGCTAAAGTATCGAGTGTCACATCTGTTATGTCTCTAGCACGATTCGCATCTCTATCAGTCGTCTTGACGCTAATAATCCACAAATCATCAGAGACACCTTTTTTTCTAGTATCAACCCACCATGATACACCTACCTTGCTAGTATATTCATTGAGGATAGAAACAAGAGACCTAGTTTTCCCTTGTACCAAATGTTCAGATGGTCCGTCTCCAGATGAATCAACCAAACTAGAAAACTCACTAAGGTCTAATTCAAATTGGCGATCTCCGTAATAAAGAACATTTCCTTCTAGGCTTGCTATAACATCGCCAAGAGTTAAACCGGTTGATTCTTCTCTGTTAACTCCACTAGCACGAGTACCAGAAGGAATTCCACTGACACTAATAATATTGTGTCGAACCACTAGTCTGGTATTATTTGGCGCTCCAATACGGCTGGTAGGTAGCGGTGTACCGAGATTAGCAATCATTGCAGTTTGCATCACAACTCTTGCGTCTTTTATTTGAACGGTGTAAAGACCAGACCCCTGTTTGTTTATACTAGTCCGCTCATAAGATTCAACAAATCCAGTCATACGAAATTCACCTATTTTGATAACTTGCATATCGTCGATCGAGTATCTATTGAGAGTAAAATCGCCAGGATTTCTTTCTAGAACAATAATATCCATGGTGCTTGGAGCACCATTGAAACCCGTCTCAGCACTCATGGATTTGAAAGCGCAGCCGAATATATCAGATGCAATTATACCTGATTCTGATACATAAAGAACTTCTTGTTCAGCTACTGTCGTTGCCATAACGATTAACCTTCCGTAACGGTGTGAACTCTAGTTCTGTTGTATTTACCAGTACCTGGATTCCACTTTACGCGATCGCTGTCTAAGATGTATGAACCAACAGCAAATTGCGGTATCAAAGGAATACCACCCGCCGTATCCATTGTATCTGCTACAGTATCCTTATCAGGTTCCGAACTGTGACCATCAGAAGTATATGCAACAGTAATCCTTTGTGCGGTAGTTGTGTTGATGTTTTGGATCACAGGGCCAGCAAGACGACCAGGAATAGTAATCTCAGCCGATATAGTTTTTGGGTAATCAGTATCGACTGAAATATCAACATTATTCGGGTCTCTATCTGTCCAGGTCCATGATGTATTAGACGAACCGTTTGTTTCATTCATGGCGTTCGACTTAGATATATGAGTGCCAAGAAACACAACGCCAGTAGGAATTTGAGAACCTATTAGACTAACAGCCAAAACACGAGCATCTAAATCTGCGGGTATATTGCTTCTTGCATTATCGATCCGTATGGCTTTTGTATCTCCCACTCCCTTTATATTAACAACCAAACCAAGGTTGTAAACTCCATTGGTAGTATCATAAGAAAGGGTAGCTTCGTTAGATTGCGTAAATGTAGAAGCTTCACCGGCAGACCAATTAAAGGCGAAATTCACAACACCATCTTTGTTGTTTACTGTGATATCTCTTTGATTCGGAGTGTCGGTGAGTGTAACACCAGACAGCAACACGCCTAATGCTGCTTCAGTAGAAGCCTTTGCGGCAGCGTTAGTTGGTATTGCAGCTTTTGCGTTAGCTGTTGCAGTCGGACCACCAACCCTCTCATTAGCCTGAAGACCAAATATAGTACCATTGTAACCAACTTCGAACGCATCATCGCTGACAGTACTAACAACGGTAAATGATTCTTCGATGTAAGTAGCAGCCGTCTCGGATGGACCAGCTTCTCGTATTGTCCAAGTTTCGGTAACAGAATATGTTCCATTTTTTTCCGAAACCCTAGTTGACTTTGAATACCCACCATTGACCCAGTTAACAAAACCAGTTGCGAAGCCCACAAAATCACTATCTGGTGTACCACCAATTTTTGCGTTAACCCAACTCTTGGCATTCAACCAAGCCTGAATTGTGGCACCAGTTGATACATCAAAAGTAAGCTCTCCCTGAGACTCAACAACATGACTAATCTCGTATACCTTGCCGTTGTGTCCAGGAACCTCACTAAAATCCCAATTTTCAGCTACACTGATAAGGCCAGATGCATCAAAAGAATCTTCGTCAGTTATCCCAACTAGATATTCGGCATTGAGTTCGACAACATACTGAGAACGATCAGACCATTGTCCTTCTGGGAATGTGATCGACAAAACCTTTGGGCGACACTTTACAGGAGAAGCAGCGCCTCCATACCATTCAAGTTCTTTTCCATCTTCTCTGAAAAGCCATCTAATAGCTTCTTGTTTTCGCTGCAAACGAACAAATGGTGTATCGCCACCGACGAAGGTATCATCAGGAGGAAGACCAGCAGCCGTCCAAAAAGCAGTGGATGGATTTCCTATAACATAATTCCCACTCGGAGAACCACGGAACGGCAGAAGTGTCCCTGCCAAGGTGATGTTATATTCAACACCATGCTTGCTTCCGTCAGGAGCGGCACTATACACCTTGTTGATAGTGATCAACGGTGCAGGTACAATCGAATTTCCATCATACAAAACAGTAGCCATTTTTTCCTCCTAATACCCGTGTATATACATGTTTCCACTGGTATTATACACCCCAACGACAGCATTCAAGAACAAGCTAAGTCCACTAGGACCGTTGTTCACGATACCAGAAACGCCCATTAGATAAAGAGGTACTGTACCAGTAGGTTGTCCAAAGAGTCCTTCGATAAACAGATCGCCAGACGCAAAAATAGTGATTGGGGCTGCACCCGATATATACAGAGTGGTGGTATTGAACAGTCCCTGATCTACCCTTAGAAATAGTGTCCACGGGTTTTGTGCTTCGTGTGGTATATACCCGATTCTTCCAGGATCAGATGGATCGATACTACAACGGAGACTGAGGGTACCACTCAATTCGTTCCCGTGTGGAGATGATCCAGATGCATGTCCATAAGTAACAAGACTGAACGACCCACTCGTCGTAGTATCCGCCTTCAGGAACATAGACCAATTTTGGTCTTGGTTTAGATTCCCCGAACCCACTCGCATGAACATAGACCAATTTTGCGTCCCGCCTGCTGTGTATGGGAAATTAGCGTCTGTAGCTTCAAGATACAAAGGCATATTGTTAAATGTTTGATTGACTCCAGATTGTCCAGACGCAGGAATAAATCCATGTGTGAAAAGATTGACTGAGTTGTTGGAGGTACTAGATTCTGTTTTTATGTACATAGTCAATGACAGCCGTGCGGGTAGCGGTCCAATATATAGCGTCATTGTTCCAGTTATTGGTAAGTGAGCTTCCATAAATAAATCGGCATCGGATGTAAATGGTAGCGGTCCCCTAGTGACCAAGTTTAGACTTGGGCCACCAGACGGAGTAGTGAACAGACTCGCATCTAATGGATAGGCAAAATCTCCACTCGTCGTAATGAATTCTGGTCCTTTGATGTACAAATCTCTAATGCGGTCTCTAACAAAAACGCCGTGCATAAACAAATCAATAGAATCGAATGAACCCGCTTGTGTGTATAAAGACAATTGACCACTGGATGGTAGTGGACCGATTATGACCATATCCATAGAGCCAGTGGCTAATTCATGGCCGGTGGTAACCATTTCTAATCCAGATGGATAAGCCCCACTTGTGTCAATAACTACTCTATTTTCAATGAACAGCGGGAATTGTCCACTCACAGCTTCTGGTGCGCTCATAAAGAGATCAAAATCTAAAATTATTTGAGCGCCTAATGACCTACCCATGTAAAGATCGTGATTCCCACTTGAAAGTGGTGGAGCACCACCAACATAAAGATTAACGTTACCAGTTGAAGCTATGGGGTCTCCTGGGATAAATTTCAGTGCATCCCAATAACCTAAAGTCAGAAATTCATGTTGATCTGCGGTGCTGTTGGTCTTTAATTCTATTTCACTTCCTATTACGTTTACGGAAATTCGTAATGTATCGGCACACGTATCTGTTGGTGCTATATTCGTTTGACGAATAGTAAAGAATCTATTATTGTTAGAACCAACCTCTCTGCAACCAAAGTTGCGTTCGTTATTGTTGTCACGGTTTTCGATAACCACTTCGGCTATACTGCCATCTGGTACGGTTACACTTTTTGCTTGCCAAATATGATCGGTAGTCGTATCTGCCAAAACCTCAAAAGCTTCATTGTAGGTTCCGGGAGCCAAAGACCATCTACCAATAGCCGTAAGAGTTATGTCTGCATCTGTCGTTGCGTATCCTTGTATTGTGCCGTTAACGCCACTTGTATTTACATGGAGACTAGTATGATCTGGATAATTCGTAAGGCCAGGGGATATTGAATGATAACGATTAAGGGACGAACCAACCTGTCGAATTCCACCACTTTGTTGTATGCTGGTGTTCGCATTAGAAATCACTATATCGACTATTTGAGAAACGTAATCTGTTCCTAGATTAACATTAGTCCAGGCACTATCTGCGCCAACACTAAACTCTTCCATCGTTTCTACATATGTTGCACCTACCCAGTACCCCAATAACCAAAAATTAACCCAAGATGCACTATCGGCATATATTTCGATTTTTCCGCCAGAGCTAACCGGAACAAGCATACTAACAAGATCATATCCATTGCCGGTTGGTATGCGTAAACCGAATTTGCGTTCTAGTGAACTGTCTACAGACCTAACACCACCACTGTAAGATATTGATGTAAATTGATTTCCCAGAAGTATTTCTGCGACAACTGGGTCTCTTTCGGTTGACTTTGGTACATTTCTATTTGTGAATATGTCATACTCTTCCCACGTACCTACTCCGGTGGTAGTGAACACTGTGGGATCGCCTTCTACGTAATGTACAATTGGGTCACGACCTATTATGATCATATCGATTCCAGCGGCATGTGGAAGTATTTGACCAGAAACAAAATTATCCCAATAGCTTACGACTACAAATTGTGGGTCATCGGGACTAATATCCCCGGCTAAATGTTGAACATTACCGCCAGAGTCAACATTAACATTCATTTGAATCCAACTGAGACCATCTTCACTTAACGATTCTTGTAAGTTGACGTATCGATCATCAGAAGATGATGTATTTCTTACACCAATGAGTTGATTGTCAGTAAGATTTTGACCCAACAAGAATGAAGCAACAGAATTATTGGGAATACCAGAGGCACTAACATCAAGTGTTTCCCAGGTAGAATCAATGCTAGGTTTCGGAAAAGAAACATCTGCTTCTGTATAGTCTCCGGGTGCAACATTGAGATATCCTAGAATATAGACATTGCAGTCAGTATTATCTTCGGCATATATGTCAATTGCAGCGGTGACACCACTTGCTTGAACCCATTGACTCAAGCAAGTTTCGCCGCCATTAATAGATTGGGTTAGGTCGAACAAGTGTTCGCGAGTAGAACCGCTAGCCCTGACACCTACTTCTCTTGCAAGAGCGGTATCTACGTTTGTCATGGTGACATCTACTATTTGGCCACCAGTAATTCCGTATGTATCAAGAGCCTTGCTTTCCCAACCAGAACTAGCAATAGGACTGAAGCTGTCAAATCTTTCAAAATATTCGCAACCAACCCAATATCCTACCATATTAAATTGGACATTGGTGAGATGTTCTGCGTAATACTCAATTTTTCTATCAGCATCGACCTGTACGTGCATAGTCACAAAAGAATCGCCGTCCGAACTTCTTACTATGTCAATACGACGGTCAAGTGTCCCGGATGTTGCCCTAACACCACCATACACTGGAGCATCAGGTCTCAAAACATTAATAGCAACTTCTAGAACTGCACTGGGCGGGATTTGATGAGATGTAAGATCGTACTCCGTCCACGTACCGATGACGGTTGGAGTGATGATCTCAATAAGTTCTGCATAATGTCTAAATGCCATCAGCTACCTCTGTTTGCGTACTACGACTAACCCCTAGCTGATTCGAAAGTCGAAGCCAATTCAGCATTGCTGGACGCAGCAGCTAATGAGGCAAGTGCCGCGTTAATTTCTGCTCTAGCAACTCTAATAGCAACAGCTTCAAACTCGTCGGTGAATTCTTTTGCAGCTTCGCTGATACTCGACACGTCAACAGTAACTTCACTCATGGTTTCAACGTTAACACCAACGCCATCAGCCATAGCAGTTGCCATTCGATCCATATCTTCACCGAGACCACGCATGTCTTCACCCGTCTTTTCAAACTCAGCACTGTTTTTCGTAACTGCATCTGTATTGTCTTGTATTCCTTCTATCTCAACAGGTTCTTCTTTTTGCTCCTTAGCTATCTCAGCTTCTTGTTCTGTTCCTTCTCGGATAGCCTCTTTAACCCCTAGCATTTCATCTCTAACTTCTCCTATGGCCTGAGTATTCGCATCCATCGCTTCTTTAACACCTTCATCCAAAGTATTGGCATCTGGCGCTGGTGGTCCCATTAGTACATCTCTTATCGGATCGATGATTGTTTGCAAGATACCGACACCTTCATTAAACGCAACACTAGCTTCGGATATTGATGATGCACCTGTAAGTATATCGACTGTAGCGGTACTAAATGATGTTGCAGCTTCGTTCGTACTAATAGCAGCACTCTCATTGACCCTAGCAGCTTCAAGCACGTTAGTGCTCATGTCTTCAAAAACTCTGGGAGTATCTGTAGGTTGTTGAGTAACAATGTCTCGCATAGCTTCTAACAGAGCAAGGAAGTTAGGACTTATTTCTTCTTGGAGCCTCTCTGGTTCACGAAGAATAGATGGATTTTCTATGACTTGCTGAACAAGCGCCAATTGCGCAGTAGCACCATTCATCGCCGCAGCAGCCTTTTGCAACTCACCCGCACCAGGGTCTTCTGCCTGAATTCGACCCAATTCAACAGTTCTTTGAGCCAATAGTGTTGAATCCAAATTGCCAAGAACATTGATCAAACCAGGGACATCGTTCAAATTATTAACATTCTTTAGCTCGTCCACCAATCTTCTGAGTTCTTGGGACTCGGCTGCACCCCCTCCTAGTTCTCCAACATCTATTCGATTAGCAGTTTCTTGAGCAAGACCAATAGCTGATACACGTAAGTTGTCAAGGAAATCGCTAATTTGAGCACCAAGAACACCTATCTGCAATCCTCTTGTTTGAACCGCTTGTTGTTCTACGGCGAATTGTGATGTATCAGAAACTTGTCGTGTTGCTCCGACACTTCCCGATACTAACTTTGCATCGGTTAAGACTTCCGCACCACGCTGTATGTCAATGTCTGTCAACTTACTGACCCAGAGTGTAAGAGCCTTGGTGCTATCCGCCAGAGCAGCAACGAAGTGATCAGAAGGTTTTTTGAATATGTCAGAAGTTTCAACAATAGTTTGGAGCTTAAATCCTTCTACCGCTATCCGCATGTCTTGGAGAGCCTTTGTATTCGCCTTTAGAAATGCTTCTTGTTGTTTTTCTGTTTGTCTTCCTATCTGTGGTTTCCCGCCAAGAACAGCAGTAAAGGAACCACCTTTCGCTCTTTCGGCTTGTATTTTGGCAAGACTTTCTGGTAGTGTCCCCATAATTTTTTCTAATTGTTGCATAAAACCGCTCAATGCCAGAACTTTTTCTCCAGCCTTAACGGCTGATTCACCCAATTCTAAATTCGCATTTTCACCAGTCGCCTGTTGATCTTCCACTGCTTTGAATGCTGTAGCGAATTCTTGGAATGATTGGCCAAATAGTTCAGCAATCGCAGCGAACTCATCTCCACCAGCGGCCAATTGAACTATAAATTGTTCTATACTTGTTTGGCCCGCGTCCAAAGCAGTTGTATCAATATCAAAACCGCTTAATTGCGCAAGGTCTTTCAAAACTTTTATGTCTTGTTCTGGAGTAACAGAAGTCTGAAGTTTGCTTTCTAGTTCAAGCTTTTTGAATTCTAATTGTCTCGCCGCCTGTTGTGCAGAAGCATTCAACAAATCACCCACTACTTTAACTATGGCATCTGTAATCGCAATATTGCCACCGAGAGTGTCTTGTACTGATTTTATTATTGCATTTGGATCATCTACCAAAGCTACGGCACTGACCACCCCTGTTCTGACAGCCTCGCTAAGTTTGAGAGCACTACTTTCAGCAAATCGAGGGCTTCGGGTGAAAGGCCCGCCCCAGAGTCTTCAGCAAACTTCTCTACAAGTTCATTAATCATATCAAAGGGACTAATAAGTGAACCCTTTCCCTCTACCAAACCTGCCACATCATCAGCCTTTGCCAAACTAGCAGCAAGTGACAGGAAAAACCCGTTCAAAAGGTCATTTATCTGAAGTGATTGTCGTGTAAACGAGTCTAGTTGGGCGAATTGTTCTGTACCAAGCAACTCTGCTAGCTTACCTTGTGATAAGATATTCCTAACAGCTTCGTCTTCAAATTCTGTTCCCAACTGCGGCAAACTAAGTCCTTTACCGAGAGTTTGACTCAAATCGTCAAACAAATTGACATTCTGAAGAATTGCCTTAGCAGCTTTGCCAACAGATGTACTTAGTAACGAAAGCTGCCCACTTAAAACAGTTGGTATATGCAAAGATGCAAAAGCTTGGTTGGCTTTGTCTATAGCATTAGCTAATTTGCTAGCTTTGGCATCAATTTGTATCTGACCTATTCTGCTAACAACCTTCTCTATTCCTCCAAGTGCCTGGACCAAAGCACCACGGAGACGAGCAGCACTTTCTGGATTGATATTGGGAGATTGTGCTAACAGCTTGTCGATACCACCCAAGAAACCACTTTTGCCAAATTGTTCGACTGCTGACCGGAAAATCTCATTGAGTAATTCGGGGTTTGAACCAACAATATCATCTATGATTTTTTGTGCTTGTGAATCGCTAATCGTAATTAGACCTTCGCCACCAAATAGATTCCCAAGACGCGCTAATCTTTCGGCAAAAAATCCACTTACTCCTTCACCATATCTCTTAACGGACTCTTGGATACCAGCTATAGCTTCTTCCCCAAGTGTTCCCACTGCTAATGTTAGACCTTTAAGATCGCCAGCTTCAATAGGCACTACTTTTATTGAGGCAACTCTTTTTTGGGCAGCATCCACAATCTTACCAAGGTCTAAATCTACAGCCTGTTTTGCAGCAAAGGCAAAAGCTGCCATGGCAGTAACACCGATACCTAGAGCGCTGCCGAATTTACCAAGCGCACCTCCCATCCCCTTCAGAGCTTCGAAGATACTTTTGCCAGAAATCAAAGAGATGGCAACAAGCATAACTC